TCTCCCTCTGACAATACTAAAGCAACATATAAAAACTCATTATCTGTTCCTGAAGTTTCTATAAATACTCTAGTACCACCAACTAATCTTTCTCCATATACTACAGGAATACAGGCATTATTAGATTGTTTATTAAGTAATATACCTCTTTCAGTTTCTTCAAAATCATTTGTACCAAAATCAGGTACATCAGGTTTCATTGATCTACCAAACAACCAACCAATAGCAATTACACCTAAAGCAACAAATGGATTAAAATTACCTGTAAAAATACTAAAAGCTGTTCCAACAACATCTTTACCTTTATCAATAATTTTATCTATTACTGCACCCATAACCAACTATCCTTTGTAGTTTGTTTCATAATTTTTCTAATTTTATTGTTATTATCTAACCTAACCCAATGTATTTTTTTATTTAATCCTAAAGTATTTGCACTATTATTTTTTAACCAACTCATTATTTGTCTTACATTTTTTGTAGCAATAAAATCAATATGCAACATAATATCTCCACAATTCCAATTCTTTATGATACCTGTATTTAAAAATTTATCTTCTGTTTCTTGATTTACAAATGCCCAATTTGTAAAGCCATAAATATATTTATCTTTAAATATTTTATACTGATTGTTATTTATAGATTGTATTATGTGATTATAAATTTCTTCATATGTATTATTTGAATATCTATTAAATAATTTATAAAAATTAATTATTTCATTAAAAGTTGTCATTATTTTCTACCCCATTTAATATCTAATACTGTTTCACTTGAATAATCCATACCAACATCTGTACTAAAAAATCTTTGTTGAGAAGCATTGTTTGTTTTTCTACCTGACTTTTTTTCAAAATCTGCCCAATGAGATACAATAATTAATTTAACATTTGATTGTGTAGTTGTTTCAGCTATTTCAAATGTGTCTATGTTTCCTGAGTATAATAATATTGGGTCAGCAATTATAGAATTGCTTGAATTTAATAATCCTCTATATATTTCAACAGTATCATTAACTACATTTTCATTTAAAACTGTTGATATAAATGTTTGATCTGCACCTGATAAAGATAAGCTTAATGAAGTTTTTGAAATATCTGTTTGTTCTTCAAATGATGAGCCACCCACCAAAAATGGAGAAGCTGTGTAAGTTCTACTTGTGCCTGATATTGAAGAAGTTAAATTGAAACCACAATCAGTTAAATATACAGGTGTTGAAAATCCTATTTCTATAAGATGTATTGGTCTAATCTGACCTGTTAATAACTCGTTTTTTACTGCTGTCGTTAATGTTCGTGCCATGTTCCTCGTAATATGTTCTAGTTATGGTTTCTGTACCTTTTAACATGGTAAAATTAAATTTGCTATCAGGTTTTTGATAAGCTTTTAAATCGTTTGTTTTATCATCAATCTGATCTTCATTGACAATCGCCGTAGCTTCAAAGTCTGCACTAATTAAGTGTGTAATCTTGTATTTTTTCATTAAAGAGTTTCTTCAACATCCAACTCAAATTGATATAAAACATTACCATCTTTATCTGCACCTACAGTACCAAATTCTTGAATATCGTTTATTAGATGAACAGTAAAAGGTACATTATCGTAAGTGACAACAGAATCATTTGTCAAAGCTGTTATTAAAGGTGGCTCTATTGTAATCGTTGCTTCATTTGACCCATCGGCTGTTGCGTCTGCAACTACCATATAAACTTTATTATGTGATGCAAATTTTACAAAGTCTCCAGCTTTCAATGTTCCTGTCATGCCATCAATATCTATTGTAGTGTCTCCAACTGCGTGAACACCATTTACAAGAACAGTACCACTAACATTACCTCTAGCATCTTCTATTTCAGGTGGAATAATAGTAAAGTTTTCTTTACCTGATCTTTGCTTAATTATAAAAGCCATCAGTTCTCCATAAACATCTGATCTTTTTGCTGTAATTATTCTAGCTGTAAAACTAAATCTTTGATTACCAATTTGTCTTGATAATTTTTTACCTGATATTGATTTTGAAATTAAAGTATCTTGTATTGATGAAATACCTAGTGATTCAAATTTTGCAGTTGATATTGGAAACGCACCAGCCATTATATTAACTCACTTCTTCCTTTTTCTGCTAAAGCATTGTTTATTATTCCTGTTATAGTACCTCTGTTCTCTTGTAAAGCATCACTAAATCCTCTTGAATCTATTGTGTTAATTGTAAAGTTCACATTTACTCCACCACCACTTGTACCTCTAGCTGATTGTGTAATTTGACCTGTGCTATTTGGAACAAATACCTCAGCACCTCTTTCTCCAACTACAACAGGCTGACCTTTACTTACTGCTCCTCCACTAGCCATCATTGGCATACCCATAAAACTACTAAACATTTTAAAAGCCATTTGCCTTTTAAGTTCTGTTGTTTGAGACCTTAATTCATTTGTTTTCTTTTGTTCTAAAATTAACTCTACTTGTTTTCTTAAAATTAACTCAATAGTAAATGACAATAGTTTAACCATAACTGTCTGTGCTAAATTTTGCATAGTCTCTTGTAAATTTTTTCCTAAAATAACTGATTCTGCTAAAGCATCTGAAAATTTTTTAATACCTTGATTTAATCCTTGTCCAATAGTATTTCCAATAGATGTCATTTTACCTTGCATCTCTTTTATTGCTCCTGAGTTTGCATCTCTTAAAGAACTAAAAATACTTAAAAAATTTCTTCTTATTGCTTCTGTTATAGTTTCTACCCTACCAAATTTTATTACCATGCCCTCTGCATGATGCTCAGGTTTTTCTAACTCTGAGTCTGTTGCCATTTTTCTAAACCCAGCTATTACTTCTTTAATTTTTGCTATAATTTTGTCTAACTGAGATAAGATTACAACTGTTGTTCCTATTAACAAATTTTTTCTAACTGTTGCGTTTAATCCTAACATAGCTGTATTCACAACACCTATCGCTACTGCTAAACTATGGAAATAAGCTACCACTCTTAAAGCTATAAATAATCTAAATGCTTCAGTAATAAAATCTATATTATCTTTTAAAAATTTAACTGTTTTTGCTGTTCCACTAATTACTGAACTTAAACCTGACCCAATTACTTGTCCAAACTCTGCAATCTCTTTTCTATTATCTTCTACTGTCTTTTTTAAATCTCCTAAATTACTTTTTAATGCTTCAAAGAAACCTTTAGAAACTTCTACTTGGAATATAAAGAAAGCATCTTTTAAGTTTGATATTGTACCAAATAAAGTTTTACTTAAATCATCTATTAGATTTCCAAATTCTCCACCTGTACCAAATGCTTTTGCTAAACCTTTTATTGATTCATTAGCATTAATACTGACTCCCTCTTTAAATCCAGCCATAGCTTTAACACCTCTCTCTCTAAAGAGTTCGGCACTTGATATACCAGCACTAAATGATCTTTGAATTTGTAAAGATGCTAATGCAAAATCTCCACCTAATACTGTTGCTGTATTACCTGTAATTTTTAAAAGTTCTTGAAATGAAACACCATTTTCTTCTGCTTGTTTTCTAATCGTTGCTAATGCTGTAATACCTTGTTGAATATTTTTAAGTTCAAATGGTGTGCCTGATGCAAAGTCTGTGACTTCTTTTAATGCCTTTTTTCCCTCTCTAGCAGAGCCAAATAATGCGTTTAATTGTACTTCAAGATTTTCTATTTGTATTCCAGCATCTATAAATCCTTTTATAACTACTCCAGCACCAAGACCTATAAATGCGTTTCTTAAATTAAATACTGATTGTTTTACTCTAGCAAGACCTTTTTGCAAACCACCTAAGGCTTGTTTAGTTTTATCATTTGCAATTATGTCAATGAGTAGTCTTTGATTTGCCATTATTAGTTCCTTATTTTAGAAAGCCTTTGTTGAGTTTTATACTCATCTTGCTCTTTTTTCAAGTAAGCTAACCAAAGATTATAATGGCTTACAGGCATATCTAAAACCTCTTGTACTGTTATGTGAAGTCTGTCTGCTACTGCTAAAAGCGACCTTATCTCAGGGTCGCTATTTACTTTTTTTCGGCTTCCTCAAATGAGGTGTCTAAAAGTATTTTATTGGAAATTGTTGCAATAACATTTGAATCTGCGTTTCTTCTTAATTCAAATTTATCTTCTAATTTAAAAGCTTTTTTAAGATTACCTTTTTCATCTTTAACTTGAAGTTTCATAATTAACAAATCTACAAGAACAGTTAAATCTTGAAAATTATTTGATTTTTTAAAGATTATGTTTTTTTCTTCAAGTGTTAAAGGCTCAGAATAAAATATTGATGGATTACCAGCTTCGTCTTTCCATTCAGGAACTTCAATAGTAATAGTCTGTAAAGTCTCAAAATGAGATTTAACTCTATCTATAACTGACATAAATTATGATTATTCAGTTCCTATTGTCAAAGCACCTGTTCCTTGAAAAGTCACATTTCTAGCAACAATACCATCTAAAGGCTGTGATACAGACATACCTGTAATTATACCAGCACCCTCAAATTTTCTGTCTCCTGTTGAACTTCCCTCAGGTAATAATTTAAAAGTCACACTTGCACCAGC